TACAGTACAGAGCGTAACAATTACTGCTGCAGGAGTGGGTTATACTACTATTGATGATCATGATGCTATTGTAGTATTTTCTGCCCCGTTTGATGGTGGTGTTGCTGCTGAAGGTACTCTTGTAGTGGTTGATGATGCTGTTATAGGTGTAACAATTACTGAAAAGGGTTCAGGATATCGTAATCCACCCGAAGTTACTATTCCTGCCCCTGTTGCTGGTGATGTTGGTGATGAGACTGCTGAAGCTGAAGCTGGTCTTTGGTTGTATTATGATCAATTCCTTACTATCCCAAAAACCACTCAATATACAGCCAATAAAAACGGTGCAAATGATGGTCTTCATATAATTCTTATTGATGGTCTTGGATCGGTCACTGGTAATAAGGGACAAATCCTTGAACGATATGCTTTCTGTTCAAAAGCCAAAGATGCCACATATGATGATGGTACATCTTCTTATTACCCTTATGTGCTTAGAGATCGTTCTAGATACGTATGGTTTGGTGGTTTCCCTACAGGAATGGAATCTGGTATTGGATCATGGGGAAATAAAGCTCAAGACAGAACTTTCGAATCTCTTACTGATCCTGTAGCTGTAACACTTGCTGATGGTGCTAATGGTAGTACACCTTCAAACGACGAACTTATACCTGGTTGGGATTACTTCAAGAACGTGGAAGAGATTGATCTTTCCCTTCTTATTTCTGGTCCTGCTGATAGAGTTCTTCAAAATCATATAATTATGAATATTGCTGAGTTTAGAAAGGATTGTGTTGCTTTCATCTCTCCTGAAGCCCCAAATTCTGGTGGTGTAGGAACTGGTGTTATTAATGCTAAAAATCGAGAAATTGATAATCTTCTTACTCAGAGAAATGTATTACCATCAAGTTCTTATGGTGTCTTTGATTGTAACTGGAAATATCAGTTCGATACATATAATGATACTTTCCGTTGGGTTCCTCTTAATGGTGATATTGCTGGTCTTTGTGCTCGTACAGATGAAACTCGTGATCCTTGGTGGAGTCCTGCTGGTTATAATCGTGGTAACATCAAGAACGTTGTAAAACTTGCTTGGAATCCGAATAGAACTTCTCGTGATGAACTATATCCTAACTCTATTAACCCTGTTGTTTCTGAGTTTGGTGAAGGAACTGTTCTTTATGGTGACAGAACAATGCTTACACAACCTTCAGCTTTTGACCGTATCAATGTGCGTAGATTGTTTATCGTGCTTGAAAAGGCCATTTCTAAGGCTTCTAAGTACTTGCTCTTTGAGTTTAATGATACTTTTACCAGATTACGTTTTAAGCAGATGGTAGAACCTTATTTACGTGATGTTCAGGGTAGAAGGGGTATCTATGAATTCCAAGTGGTATGTGACGAGTCAAATAACACGCCTTTTGTTATTGATAATAATGCCTTTGTAGGAGATATATACATTAAACCTGCAAGGTCTATCAACTTTATCACATTGAACTTTGTCGCTACTGGTTCTGGTGTGGTCTTTGATGAAGTCATCGGCCAGTTTGGTTAAGTTTAAACCCCAAACACAGTTGAAATAGAATGACAAAAGCGTTATAATGTGATATAAATAATACAAGAGGGGGATAGACTCCGGTGTCGATAAGGTAGTAACCTGCTACTTTCCCTCTTTTTTAATAGGTTTCCGTTAGAGGTAATGGGATATGGAAGTAAAACAAAAAATTATAAATACTTGCTTTTCTCTATCAGGGAAACAAATATTACATGAGAAATATATAGATGATGTCATTAAAGAAGAAATATACAATTATACTTTATTTCTTCCTTTTAATACCCATTATAAGAAGAGAGTTCATTATATTCTTAATGGGTGGGATGATATAAGAAAATGTCCTATATGTGACAAACCAATATTAGAAAAAAACTTGGAAAGTCCTTACGGAGACATGCATATAACTTGTTCTCCTAAGTGTGCAGGAAAACTTTCATTTAATACTGGATATGAAAAAAGAATAAACACAAATAATCAAAAATATAGTGGCGATACTCCATTTCATTCCAAAGAAGTTCAAGAAAAAATTGAAGTTAGTAATTTAATGAAACATGGAGTAAAAAATGTATCACAAAGAAACAGTATAAAAAATAAGAAGAGATATAAACACAATACAAAGAGTATATATGAGTTAAAATCCATATATGAAAAAGTAAGAAATACAGCAATTCAAAACGAATCTCATATAAGTAAAGAAGTTTATGATAAGTTAAGTTCTAAAGAATGGATGGAAGAAATATATAAAGTAAAGAATATTATAGAAATATCACAAGATCTTGATATAGCATTCAGTACTGTTAATAATTGGATGATTAGACATGATATACCAAGAGATAATTGGAATGAATGTAGAATATCAAAAGATGAAATAGAAATAGCATCATTCATAGATTCTATATATGATGGGAATACTATAAGAGGAGACAGAAACACTATAAAGCCTTTAGAGTTAGATGTATATATACCAGAATTGAATATTGCTATAGAATTTAATGGTTTATATTGGCACTCAGAGTCAATAGGAAAAGATAGAAGTTATCACTTAAATAAGACAAAAAGATGTGAAGAACAAGGAATTCAATTATTCCATATTCTTGATTCTGAATGGGCAACTAAAAAAGAAATATGGAAATCGGTGTTATCTGATTCTCTAGGGTTACACAAGAAGAAAATTGGTGCAAGACAAGCTATTATAAAGACTATAACTTTGAAAGAGTCTATGGATTTCTGTAATGAAAATCACCTTCAAGGACAATCTTTTTCGTCTATAAATTATGGTCTTGTATATGATAATGAAATAGTATCAGTAATGACATTCAGTAGATCTAGGTTTTCAAAGAATTACAAATATGAACTACAGCGTTTCTGTTCTAAGAAGGGGTATCAGATCCATGGAGGGGCTTCTAAATTACTAAAGCACTTCAGAAAAAACCACATAGGGTCTATAGTATCATACGCTAATAGAAGATGGAGTATTGGAAATCTTTATGAAAAATTAGGATTTACTTTTCTTCATGATGCAGAACCTAATTACTTTTATTTTAAGAATGCTGGAAGAGCTGAAAATTATATATTGGAATCTAGGAATAAGTATCAAAAGCACAAGCTCAAAGATAAATTGGATGTGTTTGATGAAAACCTTTCTGAATACCAAAATATGCTAAATAATGGTTATGATCGTATATGGGACTCAGGAAACAAGGTATATTATTTGAATGTTTAATAATACATAAATAATAGAAACAAAGAAGTAAAATAAATTAACAACATATAATTAGGAGATAAATACATGGAATCATTAAATATCAACGACTTTAAAGGCTTCTTCACATCTGGAGCAAGACCAAATTTGTACAAAACTCGCATAGAGCGTCTTGGCAGAAAGGTTGAATTCTTGTGTAAAGCCACAAGTCTTCCTGCATCTACTGTAGAGGCAATTGATGTACCGTACCTGGGTCGTCAAATAAAGGTACCTGGAAACAGAATCTTTGAGGAATGGACAGTTACAGTCTTCAACGATATTGATTTCGAAATTCGTAGAGCAGTTGAGAGTTGGATGAATGGCATTAACGGACACCAAGATAACTTAGGTTTCGCAAGTGTAAGGGATGTTTATTCTGATGCACACGTTACTCAATTAGGTAGAGATGGTGCAGAGCTTTATACTTACCATATTGTAGATATGTTTCCAACAATGCTTTCTCCTATTGATCTTGCTTTTGATTCTAATGATGAAATCGAAGAATTTGAAGTGACATTCAATTATAATTATTGGGTATCTGCTGAAACTACTTAATAGGGGTATAATGAATGAAAACGTTTAAAAGTTTTTTCAAAGAAGCAATTGAGGAAGAGACTCTGGCATTTGTCTATAGTGATGGTGGAAAAGATCAAACTGTCGTTATATCAGGTTCATCATCACAAATTAAAAGGGTAGAGAATAAGCTACCTTTTGGTACTAAATATGTTGATGATTGGGACGAAGATGCTATGGAAATTTCTGCCTCTGATTGGCTCAAAATAAAATAAGAGGAAAAAAATATGGGAACTTCAAAAAGTCAACCAAATGACTGGATGACAAAAGATGGTACAGGTAAAATATCTACCTTTGCTGATGAGAGAGGGTGGTGTATTCAACATGCAAATGGGCAAATAGAAGTAATACATACTATGGCTGGTGTAGGCGAAAATCCAGCGAATCCTGCTGATATTCTTGCAGTAACAAACCCCAATGATGGAACATATGCTGTTGGTGATACACTTACTTTCAGTGTTAGATGGAATGAGCCAGTAACTGTAACTGGTACTCCTCAAATTACATTAAATGAAGATGATGTTACTGTAACTGCTGATTATGTTGCTGGATCTTCAACTAATACATTAAGCGTGTTTGAGTATACTACTACAACTACTGGTGTTATTGATACTATAGTTGAAACTATTGGTTTAAATAGTGGATCTATAATGGATGCTTCTGGTAATATACAAGCAACTGGAACTCCTACTTTTATTGATGGTACTGTAGAAGGTATCACATTAGTTAATGCTGGTGCTGGTTATGATTCAAATGAGACAGTTACTATAGATGCTCCTACTTTGACATTATCAACTGCTACTATTACCACTACGGAAACTGCGGGTGTTATTGATACAGTTGTATTAGAAGATGGTGGATATGGTTATGAAACTGGTGATATAGCAATTGCTGGAGGAAATGGTGGAACTGTTACTGTAACTGCTACAGATGGTGTTATTGATGGTATCGAATTAAATACTGCTGGAACTGGATATACTGGTGGAACTGGTGTTGAATTAGCTGCCCCTACTTTAGTTATCACGCAAGCTACTGCTGATACTGATTGGACTGATGAAACGTTAATTGGTTTCACTATGACTGAAAATGGTTTTGGATATGATGGTACTGAGGGAATTACTATAGATGCTCCTAATGGTACTCCTGTTAATTTGTCATTCAATGATAATTATGTGCAACCTACAGGTATTGTAATAGCGTAAATCATCAATTAGCATAAATACTAATAAGAAAGGGGAGAATCGTTTAAGAATCTCCCCTTTCCTGTAATGACACTAAAAGGAGTTAAAGATGTCATTACTCTATTATTATTTATAAAAACTGATTTTAAGGAGACATTTGTGGAAATATTTGGGTTTGAGATATCTAAAAAGAAAGATGAGGAAAAAAAACTTCGTCAAGTTGTAGTACCACCTAATACAGAAGGTGCAAGGGATATATACAGTAATGGTGCTCTGGGTGGTCATTTTGTAGAGGTCTATGATTCTGGTGTTATAAACACGGACGAATATAATCAAATTCTCAAATATAGACAGATGTCGGAATGTACTGAGGTTGACAAGGCTATATCTGAAATTGTGAATGATGCTATTACGTATGAAGATAATACTCCATTTCCAGTCAAGATAAATTTAGATAAAGTAGACTTGTCTGATTCTATAAAAACAAAAATAGCAAAAGAGTTCGATGATATTTTATATATGATGAATTTTGGTGATGTCGGTTATGATTTATTTAGACAGTGGTATATTGATGGGCGTATATATTTCGATTTAGTAATAAACAACAATAAACCAAAAGATGGTATAAAAAAGATAGTCCATATAGATTCATTATTCATAAAAAAG